CAATGTTTTGTGGAACGCTAAACATCAAAACCCCACTACCGTGTAGTCGGTTTGAAGCCATCGTAATCTGGGCCAGCGGGCTTAAGGCCGGTGAACATCCCAGATGAGTTTGAATTAACGTCCGCTCGGACGGGTCAATAGACCATCATGCACGCCTCACCACACCTTGCCAATAGGTTAACTTCGTCCTCCATAATCTTAAATGATGGAGCCCAAAGCTGAGTAGGACAGAGTGGACTCAATTTCTTGAGCCCACTCTAATTAAATTGTTGAGCTTTGGCACAACCTAGGCTGTAATAGTTGAATCCAATAAATGGATCCAAATTTCAGCTGAGGTTGTACCTGGTGGCACACCAGTTGCAGCCCACGTCAATACGGCGGGGGTAAAACTGGAGGTCACCTGGAAAGTAGTTGTTTGAACACTCTGGGTTGCTAATGTACCAGTAGTCTGGATGGAAGACTGTGTACCATTGGCCAGCAATGATATGAATGTGCCCCCGGAAATAGTCGGTGTTGCAAAAGCCACAGTAGAGGGGGTTGCACCAGTCCAAACTAGTTCCATTAAGTACCTGCCACCAGTCAAACCAGGAATGGTAGCAGTAGTTCCCGTAATGAGAACTGCTGTAACACCCGAACGAGTGACTTGTATAAGTCCTAAAGGGGCAGCTGCAGTAACACCAGTTCGATAAGCATGGTAAGTTTCAGCTCGAGCTGCACTCACAGGATTGTCAAGCACAGGCTTGAAAAACTCAACCACATACGAAACCCATAATTCACCTAGGTTTTGGCTAGGGTTATTTTGGGTAATGAATTGTGTCAATCCATAATCCGTGAATCTCTTATCCTGTCCGGTTGGGAGATCCGCGGTTCGTACATAGTACAACTTATTGGCAGTCTGGTCTTCAGCACACTCAATCATATGGATTTGATTGAGGGTAGGCTTAGTTGCAACTGCATATTCAGCATTTTCAGCTTCTTGTCGAGATACGAATGGCACATCATCAGCGTTATAGTTCGTGGTCATAACTATAACACCTGGTGCACCACTGGTAACAAAGTCAGTGATCAAACTTCTAAATTCAAAAATCAACCCATGGAACTTGTATTGCTGATAATTCGCAGCAATACCGGCTAACCAGGGGAAGGTAACACTCATACCGGGATTCAAGGGGTAGGAAAGATTGTTGAACCCAGTGGTACCAAGTATATCCCCAAGATACTCACGATGACTAACAATGTTGGTAGCATGTGAAGTACTAAATTTGGGGGTTTGGCCATTGAGGACATTGTATGCTGGGTTTTGGCCGGTAACAGTATATTGACCAGATCCAAAGATGGACCCAATACCACTACCCAACCATTTACCTACACCCTTCATTCCGGGCATACCAAACATATTTCCTAAGGAGTTGCCGAGTGTTTCCCCGACATCTCCAAATGGTGTCTTCTTCTTATTTTTGAGTTTAGCATTAGCTAGTCTCAAAGCTCTCATCTCCTGTTGGAGGGAATTTGTAACGTTTCTTTTATTTCTTTTTGTCATAATATGGATCCCCGTGACGCGGGGACTGTACATCCTACTAAAACCATACTCCGCCGTGCAGTCTCTTGGCATTTTGATTAGCACTAAAATAATAGTTTTGGGGAATTAATTAGCAGGACCCATGGGCAGTTTTGCGCATGCCCAGGCCGTCTGGAGCTACCAGACCTTGCCGTGGAGGGGAATAACCGCAAAGCGATTAATGCTCTCCACGAAGGATATATCAAGGTTATCGTAGTAGTTCTCAAGGCACTCTTGCTCAGCCGGTGAAATATCAAAGGCGAGCCAGAACGAGTATCGCGCCGCATCAGTCGGTGCTGATTCAACGCGTTCCATGCCTCGAGAGAGTCTCCAAAATCCACCTTCTAGGGTTGGATCAGAGAGGGGCGTCGCGCCGCGAGACAGGCGCACAAACCTACGATAAAAACTTTGCCAAACAGGCAATCCAGCTGTCAAGCTTAGACCGCCCTTACCAACGGCGGCACACCATTT